AGATGGTACATCTTGGGAAAGATGTGACGGAGAATTTAAAGATACAACAACTGGTTCGGTAGGTGATGTCCTTTCGTTTCAATCAGTTTTGTCAACCACTGGTGGTGCAAATAGTTACGTTCGACACGTTATGATGAGTGTTATGGAGGTTGCACAATGAGTACTTTATTCGTAAACAATCTAACTACTGCAAGTGGTTCAACAATTACAGTTCCTACTGGTAAACAAATAATTGGAACTGACACTAATTCTATCAAAGCGCCTGGAATGGTTATTCAATCTGTACATTCAGATACGTCAACTTGGACTCCAAGAGCTACTACTACATCAACGTCTTATACTTCATCTGGTCATACATTAGCAATTACACCGAAATATAGTAATAGTATACTTCTTCATAGTTATCTTGTTTCAGCACATAACAATACTGCTGGTTCATATTCCTATGTTGTTCTTAATAAGTCTGGTGTTGGAAATTTAATGGATACAGAATCAGCAAATGGTGGTAAGCAAGCTTGGTCATGTCAAGGTATTACTAATATTAAAGATATAGCTGGAACTACAAATGCAATAACGTACACAATGCATTTTAGAGCTGGTTCCACTGGCACATCATATCTTGGTTGGTCTAGTAGTTTTTCTAATCAAAACTCTTGTAGTTGGTCTATAATAGAAATCGCACAGTAAGGAAATAGGACATGGCATCAACATTAAAAGTAAATACAATTCAACATACTGGTGGTACGTCTGCATTGACTATTGATAGTGCTGGAACAATAGACTTTCCTGTTAATAATAATATTACAATATTTGGATTGACTACGCAGACTGCTATTACTTCTACATCATTATCAACTTTAACTGGTTGGACAAAATTTAATAGTCAATCTGTACATGGGTTTAAACCATATGGTTCTACAATCAATGAAAGTAGTGGATATTTTGCACCAGTTAAACTTGGTCTTTATAAACTTGAATTAGATTTGCATATCTTTCGTGGCAGTTCGCCTAGTGCAAGGTGGTTTCAAGCTGATTTAGAATTTACTCCAAACGGTGGAAGTGTAATTGCTGGTGACGTTTATGATAACGTACCATATAGTAATAGTGATACAACTTATCACCTACTTCATAGACATAAATATTATAACTTTAATCATGCTAATGATAAGGTGCGTGTAAGGGTAGCTGCAAGTAATAATGTTACTATTAAAGCTTCTGGTGCTTCAGACTTTGATTCACAATTAGTGTTTAGGTGGGTTGCACCGCCAGTAGCGTAAAAAAAGAATTATAAATAACAGAAAGAATTTTATTAATTAGGAGAAAATAAAATGGCAACAACAGCTTCAGAAGCATTAAGTGAACTTGGAATTACTGAGTGGGTCTTGCGTGGCGAACCTACAAAGGAAGACGAGTTCAAAGAAATGTTCAGAAAAGTTACTGGTTCAGATTCAAGTGGTTCTGCAATTGAATCTTCTGACCCTTCAGAATGGGGTGTAACTTGGAAACAATTATCAGACAAAATGAAGGCAATGGATGATGCAGCACCTATGAATGAACTTCGTATACAACGAAATGCAAAATTAGCAGAGACAGATTTCTATGCTCTCTCTGATGTAACAATGTCAAGTGATATGGCAGATTATCGTGATGATCTTCGTGATTTGCCTGCATCTGCGAAACCAACTTTAACAGATGGTGTACTTGGTAACGTGACTTGGCCTACAAAACCGTAATTGTATGAAATGTCAAATCAAACTGATATTCTAGATAATGTTCTTGGTATTACAGATGTTGTGGAAACAACTACTAAAAGTGTAACACCACCAAAACCTGTTCTTGTTCCTAAAACAGAAAACAATGAACAGGATATAGATAATGATTATAAATATCAACGAGAGAATTTTTACAATCTGATTGAAAGAGGACAAGATGCAATTGATGGTATTCTAGACCTCGCAAGAGAATCAGAACATCCTAGAAGCTATGAGGTTGCTGGGAATTTAATTAAACAAGTTGCAGACGTAACAGAGAAACTTGGTGATTTACAAGAGAAGATGAAGAAACTAAAAGAAGTTCCTAGTTCTGCACCAAAGAATGTAACGAATGCATTGTTTGTTGGTTCAACAGCTGAACTACAAAAAATGTTAAAAGGAAAAGAATAATGCCGCTAACAAGAGCTAATAATGTTGGTGTAGCACTTGAAGGAATTGATGTTCCGACAGGTACAACTGCACAAAGAGAAGGTTCACCAGCACAAGGTGTACTAAGATTTAACACAACCGACACTGCATTTGAAGGTTACAACGGTGGTAATTGGACATCTGTAGGTGGTGGTGCAACTGGTGGTGGTTCTGATGCAGTTTTTTATCTAAATGACCAGACGGTAACTACAGACTTTACAATTGCGGCAAATCAGAATGCTGTAAGTGCAGGCGAGATTACAATCGCTAATGGAATTACAGTTACAATCTCTGGCGAACTTTCGGTGGTATAGATATGAGTAAACTTACAGTCACAACAATAGCTGGTGCAACCTCTGGTTCAGATGCAAACAAAGTCAAGATTGAATCTGGACACACTCTTGAATCTGAAAATGTTACAGTTAGTGGCACTTCTACATTTGAAAAAAGTATAAGTGTTGGAACTACTACTAATCTTATTTCAAACGGTGATTTTACTACTAACACTACTGGTTGGACTGCAACTGGTTCAGCTATTGCGATTAGTTCTGGAGCACTTCAAATAACACCCAACAGTGGTGTTAACGGTTTTGCAAACCAACAAGTAGATAATCTTGTTATTGGTAGAAGTTATATTGCATCTGTTGTTGTCACACAAGATGCTGGTGCATTATCTAGATTGTACATAGGTACATCTGCAAACGGAAATCAAACTGTTAATAGTGTAAACTTAGGTACTGGTACTCATTCTTTTACTTTTGTTGCAACAGCAACTACTCATCACTTTGCACTTGTTGTCGGTGGTGGTACTGGACAAGTTACAAAATTTGATGCCGCTAGACTTACTGAAGCAAGTAAAATTTCTTTTCCAGCAATAACTGGTACTGCTCCAGAAATAAAACAAGGTACTACAGTTAATGATTTCGCAATTGCTACTAATTCACTCAATAGAGTAAACGTAGATGTAAGTGGTCGTGTAACTATGCCGGCGCAACCATCTTTTTCTGCATCTTATACTGGTACTAATGGTTTTGCAGACCCAATTAGTGGTGAGGTAAATGTACCTTTTAATACAACTTCCGTCCATCCCAATAATCATAATATCGGCAATCATTATAATACTTCAAATTTTAGATTTACTGCCCCAGTTGCTGGAAGCTACGTTTTTCTTGTACATATGGGTCATTTGTATATGGCTGCGAATGAACACGCAGTTGGGGAGATAAGAAAAAATGGAACACGATTTGCTTATAATTATATCCAACCCACTGCAAATGGTTATGATTGTCTAAATCTGGCATTTATAATAAATTTAGCGGTAAATGATTATGTTAATGTTACTATGGGTGGAACTGGACAATATTATAAAGGGCCATCAGAAATGGCTTTTGCTGGACACTTATTAGGATAAAATAAATAGTTAGAATTAAATAGGAGACTATAAAATGGCAGAAATTAAAGTGACAGTATCAGACACACAAGTAAAGTGTCTTGAGTATGCAGCTGTGTCAGTTCAAGAATGGTGTGATAATGCAATTCACAATCGTGCTCGTATTGCACAAGAAGAAATTATTGCATCTCTAGTTTCACATTGTAATGCAAATGATATTGCAATTGCAACTGGTGCTGATGCACAGGTAACTCAAGCGTTTGAACTGAAAGTTGTTGATACTGCAAAGAATGTATTTGACAATGAAGAAATACCAGAAGTACCTTCGGAATAAGATTATAGGGAAATAGTTAAATGAGCTCTAAGATAAAAGTAGATACGATTGAAAATGTTGCTGGTTCTGGAAATGTAAGTCTAGGGTCTGGACATAATCTTGTGGTGCCTGGTGACCTTACAGTAGACACTTCAACACTAAAAGTAGATAGTTCTAATAACAGAGTAGGCGTTGGAACTGCAAGCCCAACCTCTGACCTTCATGTAAGTGGTGGTGCTGGCGCTAATCTTGCAATTCAATCATCTGCTGGTTCTCATTGGAGATTGGGTGATGCAGTTGGTTCTACTAATGGATATTTTGTTCTTCGTGACCACACAAATTCAGCAAATAGAATTACTGTCAACAACCAAGGATACGTTGGTATTAACACAGGCTCACCTACAACAGCTCTTGATGTAACTAGGGCGGCTGGAGCAAATTATGTAGCACATTTTCAAAATACAACAAATGGAAGTCCATATTGTCTTGCCATCAAAGATGCTCCTAGTGGTGCAAATGGTTATCCATTATTGCAAGTAACAAATGCTGCTGGAAGTGTTAATTGGTTTAGAGTTAATAGTGGAAACGGTTATGTTGTTTCTACTGGAATATACAGTCAGTCAGCATCAGATAGTGCGAATGTTGTAGTTGATGGTTCTGGAAATGTTTATCGTGCGACATCAGCTTTAAAGTATAAAAAAGATGTTCGTGATATTGAAAGTATAGACATAGATAGATTTAGACCTGTTCGTTTTAAATCTGCAAATCCAAGAAATGATGATGAAATAACAAAAGAATATTTTGGTTTTATTGCTGATGAAGTGCATGATGATGGTATAACAGAACTTGTTACATATGGTGTAAACTCAGAAACAGAAAAAAAAGAAGTCGAGGGATTTAATTATGATAGGATGACTGTTATTTTAACAAAAGTGGTTCAAGAACAAAAGGCAACGATTAACGCACTTGAAGCTAGAGTCAAAGAGTTGGAGAGTAAATAATGTCAAAAGTAAGAGTAGATGAACTTGCAACAAGAACTGGTTCTGGTAATATTACTGTAAGTAATGATCTTGCAACTGCTAATATAACTACTGGTAATACATCAATAGTAACTGGTGGAAGATTTATTTCTAGTCAAGTTAGTAATGACCCTTGGTTAAAAGGTGTTAATTCTAGTAACACTGAAACATCATACATAAAAAAAGACGGACAAATTTATTCTGCTTTTGGTATTAGTTTAGGTGGAACTGGTGCAGCTAATACGTTAGACGATTATGAAGAAGGCACTTTTACACCTCAAGTTTTAAATGGTTGGGGTGTTACTAGTCCTACATACAGTTATAATCTTGGTTATTACACTAAAATAGGTGATCTTGTTTACATACGTTGTCAAATAGTTTTATCAGGTGGCAGTATAAACGGTAATCAATTAAAGATTTATGGTTTTCCATTTACACCTTTAGCTATAGATTCTGCTTGCACAGGATATTTTTCTACTGCAAGCTCTAATGCAGAAAATGCTTTTTTACAAATCGTTGGTTCTAGCACTATTTTTGCTTTTCAGTATCGAACTAATACTGGATTAACATCTTTTGATGGAACTTTTGCTGGTTCTGGTTTTAATTTTATAATGAGCGGAATGTATAAAACATCATAACACCCTAGTCGGAGGCTAGGTAGTCAGTCCACAGCCATAAAGGAGATAAATAATGGCATTAACAGAAGAAACAGTACAAGACAAAATAGAAATAGTCGGTGACTTCAAGCACATACAAGTGCGTACAGCTACCGTTATCAAGAAAGATGGTGTTGAGATTAGCAGAGTATTCTCTCGTCATGTCGTAGCACCAGATGCTGATACGTCAGGCGAGAGCGATGATGTAAAAGCTATTGCTACACAGGTACATACTGATGCAGTCAAAACTGCTTATGCAAAACATCTAAAGGACTCAGCACCAGAGTAATAAATATCTGAATGTCAAATTATGAGCACTATCTTGGAAACCCACTACTAAAAAAATCTAATGTTCCAGTAAACTGGACAAAAGAGAATATTTTAGAATATCAAAAGTGTATGGAAAACCCCATATACTTTATTAAAAATTACATTAAAATTGTATCTCTTGATGAAGGACTTGTTCCTTTTGAAATGTATGACTTCCAAGAAGATATCGTAGATACAATTCATAATGATAGATTCACAATATGTAAGATGCCACGACAGTCTGGTAAATCCACGACTATGGTATCTTACATTCTTCACTACGTTCTTTTCAATGATAATATGAATGTTGCAATCCTTGCTAACAAGGCTGCAACTGCACGAGATATTCTTGGACGTTTGCAACTTGCATACGAGAACCTACCCAAGTGGTTACAACAAGGAGTTGTGTCTTGGAACAAGGGTTCAGTGGACTTAGAGAACGGTTCTCGTGTAGTTGCTTCATCAACATCTTCAAGTGCAGTTCGTGGTGGTTCTTACAACATGATATTCTTGGACGAATTTGCATTCGTTCCTACTAATGTTGCAGAGGACTTCTTTAGTTCTGTTTATCCTACAATTTCATCTGGTAAGTCTACAAAGGTTATTATCGTTTCTACACCAAACGGTATGAACTTGTTCTACAAACTTTGGGTAGACGCAGAGAATAAACGTAACTCATACAATATCATAGATGTTCATTGGAGTCAAGTGCCTGGCCGTGATGAGGTGTGGAGAACAGAAACAATTGCAAACACTTCAGAAGAACAGTTCAGAAGAGAGTTTGATTGTGAGTTTCTTGGTTCTTCTAATACACTCATTGCAGCTGCAAAGATTAAGACGATGGCATTTCATACTCCTACCAAGTCAAATGCTGGGTTGGATGTTTATGAAAATCCAAAAGAAAAACATACATATACATTAATTGCTGATGTGTCAAGAGGAACAAACAATGATTACTCTGCGTTTATTGTATTTGACGTATCAACTGTTCCCTATAAAATAGTTGCAAAATATCGTAACAATCAAATAAAACCTTTACTATTTCCTAACATAATCCATGAGGTTGCTACTGCATATAACCTTGCATATACTATGATAGAGGTAAATGATATAGGTGAACAAGTTGCTTCTGCTCTACAGTTTGACTTGGAGTATGAGAACCTTATTATGGCTTCAATGCGTGGTCGTGCAGGCCAAGTCGTTGGCGGTGGGTTCTCAGGAGGAAAAGCACAATTGGGGGTAAGAACAACTAAAGCAGTAAAAAAGATGGGTTGTTCAAATCTTAAACAAATTATTGAGACTGATAAACTAATTATACAAGATTATGAACTAATAAATGAATTTTCTACATTTATACTTAAAGGACAATCCTATGAGGCTGAGGAAGGACATTGTGATGACCTTGCAATGTGTTGTGTGTTATTCGGTTGGTTAGTTCAACAAACTTATTTTAAAGAATTGACAGACGATGACATTCGTGCTAGAATGTACTTAGAACAACAAAATCAACTAGAACAAGATATGGCTCCATTTGGATTTATTGTAGATGGAGTAAATGATTATGGTGAGGCTGTTATTGATGAATATGGACAAAGGTGGAGTCCAGTAGTTCGTAGTCACGATTCGGATTGGTAGAAAACATCAAATACCTACATAATATCAATAATATCGTTTTCTAACTTTAAGAAACAGTTTGCACACACAACTTCGGATTCATTGATTAAACCTACAACTTCAGTTCTAGATTTTTCATTTAATCCTTTTCTTTTAGTAAGATTTCGTATTTTCCCTTCATAGGGATAAAATTGGAGACATGCGGTTTCAGATTCCCCACAGTAATTACAGACTTTATTAGAGAGATATTGGTTTACCCATATCTTTCTAGCTCTATAATTGCGTTGGGAAACCTTTTTTATGGTTTCTTTGTATTTCTGATAGTGCTCTGACATATAATTATTTATGTGCCGCAAAACCTATAAAAAATAAATGAAGAGAAGGTTTTTTATAAATATTCGTGTAAGTTTGGAAAACTTAATAATGATAAATCCATAAAGGAGAAAACAGGATGGCATTTCAAGTATCCCCTGGCGTATTAGTCAAGGAAGTTGATCTTACCAATGTTGTGCCTGCTGTTGCAACATCAATCGGAGCGCTCGCTGGACACTTTACACAAGGCCCAGTAGATGAAGTCGTTTCAATTGGTTCGGAGCAAGAGCTGGTAAGTATTTTTGGTAAACCAACTTCTGACAACTATGAAACATGGTTTTCAAGCGCCAACTTCTTGCAATACAGTAATGCTTTGCGTGTAGTTCGTGCTAACATGGCAGGATCTAAAAACGCAACAGCAAACGGTGCTGGATTGCAAATTAATAACGATGATGTTTACGATGCAAATTATGCTGGTGGGCAAGCTTCTGTAGGAAACTGGGGAGCTAAATTCCCAGGCACTTACGGTAATGCTCTAGGAACATCAATATGTGCAAACTCAACAGGGTTTGAACAAAACTTTACTGGTTCTGCTGGTACACTAGGTGTAACAACAGGTACACCAGCTGCTGGTGCAACAACTGTCGGTGTTGATAATGGTGGTGGTTCTGCTGGTGACGGTGGTGCTGCATTCAACGTAGGTGACATTGTTTACTTCCAAGAAGCAGACGGACAACAGTATGAAGTTACTGCAATTTCAACTGACAACTTAACAATTAGACAACTAGACAATCCTAGTGGTGGTGGACTTAAAACTGCCTTGACTGCGGCAACTAATGTTCGCAGACGCTGGAGATTCTATGACTTGTTTGATGCTGCGCCAGGCACATCAACTTATGCTGCTGACAGAGGACTTGTTTCAGATGAGATGCATGTCGTAGTATTTGATAAAACTGGTGGTATCAGTGGTTTCGATAACGACCTTTCTGGACAAAGAGGAAATTCAGTACTTGAAACTTTCCCATTTGTATCTCAGGCAGGAAATGCAAGAACACCACAAGGTAACAGCAACTTCTATGCAAACGTAGTCAACTTAGGTTCAGAATTTGTACGTTGGTTGGATCATCATTCAACACTATCTGCTGCTGGATCAAATCCAGCTTCTGGTACTACATTCGCATCAACAGCTGGTAAAGCTGGTATCATTAATGATGCTCTTGGTGGTGGTGCAGACGGTACTGCAAATCCACTTGCGCCTACTGTAGGTGAACTGGATGTTGCATACGAAAAATTTAGTGATGCAGACACAGTAGATGTTAACTTAATTATCGGTGGACAATCTCCTGCTGGTACTGGTGGTGTAACACATGCAACTAGTCTAATCGACCTCGCAGAGAAAAGAAAAGATTGTGTTGCATTTATTTCACCAAGATCAGCTGATGTTGTAGGTGTCACAACAGGTGCCGCACAAACATCAAACGTCAAAGGTTTCTTTGACCTTCTTGCAAGTTCTTCATATGCAGTATTCGATAGTGGATACAAGTATATGTACGACAAGTATAGTGATGTGTATCGTTACGTTCCATTGAACGGTGATACTGCTGGACTATGTGCAAATGCAGACACTGTTGCTGACCCTTGGTTCTCACCAGCTGGTTACAACAGAGGACAAATTCGTGGTTCAGTAAAACTTGCATACAACCCAACAAAAGCAGAAAGAGATATACTTTATCCTGCTCGTGTAAACCCTGTTTGCACATTCCCAGGCCAAGGTACTGTTCTCTTCGGTGATAAAACTGCATTGTCTAGACCAAGTGCATTCGATAGGATTAACGTCCGTAGATTGTTCCTTGTTCTTGAAAAGGCAATTGCAACTGCTGCTAAGTTTCAACTCTTTGAAATTAACGATGCGTTTACTCAAGCACAATTCAAAAATCTTGTTGAACCATTCCTAAGAGATGTACAAGGTAGAAGAGGTATTACCGACTTCAAGGTTGTTGCAGATGGAACAAATAACACAGGTGAAGTAATTGATAGAAATGAATTTGTTGGAGATATCTTTATCAAACCAGCACGTTCAATCAACTTCATTCAACTAAACTTTATCGCAGTGAGAACTGGGGTAGCATTTTCAGAGGTAGGGGGATAATTAAATGGCTAGTATTGACGATTTTAAATCAAACCTTATCGGCGGTGGCGCAAGGGCTAACCAATATAGGGTTATCATGTCCACACCATCAGGAATTGCAACAGGTTTGGACACCGTAAGAACACAATATTTGGTTAAGGCGACTTCGTTGCCTGGCCAGACAATTCCAGAAGTAACTGTTAACTTTAGAGGACGCCAATTGTTCCTCGCTGGTGACAGAACTTTTGAAACTTGGACAACAACAGTTATCAATGATACTGATTTCATGGTTCGTAATGCAATTGAGCGTTGGATGAATGGTATCAACGATCTGGATGAAAACACTGGACTCGTAAGTGTTTCAGATTATTCTTCACAGTTGACTGTACAACAGTTGGATAGGGATGACAGAATTCTAAAATCATACATTCTTAAAAACTGTTGGCCAACTGTAGTTGCACCAATCGAATTGTCATATGACACTGTAAGTGATATTGAATCATTTGATGTAACTTGGAGATACACAAGTTTCTCCGCTAGTAACGTATAATCTAGTTTTACAAACCGACTAAATAGTTGGGTAAAATTAGGAGAACTATAGTATGGCGGAACTATTTGGTTTCAGAATCACAAGGGCGAATCAGAGTGGGGGTAGTGATGGTTTCACTGCTCCTTCTACTGATGACGGTACAATGGACATTGTATCAGGTGGTGGGCATTATGCATCCATCCTTGATATGGACGGCCGTGACAAAAACGAACTAGACTTAATTCGTAGATATCGTGATATTGCACAACAAGCAGAATGCGATAGTGCAATTGAAGATATTGTAAATGAAGCGATTGTCTCTGATGAAAGAGATCAATCTGTATCAATTTCTCTAGACAATTTAAAACTTTCACCAAACATCAAATCTAAAATTAGAGATGAGTTTGATGAAGTTCTGCGTTTGCTTGATTTCAATGCAAAAGGACATGACATTTTTAGAAGATGGTATGTTGATGGTAGAGTATATTATCATAAAATTATTGATACGAAAATGCCTCGCAAAGGAATTAAGGAAGTAAGGTTTATTGACCCTCGCAAGATTAAGAAGGTCAGAGAACAAAGAAAAGAAAAAGATCCAAAAACTGGTTTGGATATGGTAAAGAACATAGAGGATTTTTATCTCTATAACGAAAAGGGTGCTGATCAAAACACAGGAACATCTACTGGTGTAAAGATTACTGCTGATGCAATTTCTTATTGTCCATCTGGTTTGGTGGATATGCACAAAGGAACAGTCCTTTCTCATTTAAATAAAGCTATTAAACCTGTCAATCAGTTGCGTATGATTGAAGATGCGTTGGTTATCTATCGTATCTCTCGTGCGCCTGAAAGACGTATTTTCTATATTGATGTTGGTAACTTGCCTAAGATGAAGGCAGAAGCATATCTAAAAGATGTGATGAATCGCTATCGTAACAAGTTAGTGTATGATGCACGAACTGGTGAAATTCGTGACGATAGAAATCATATGTCAATGTTAGAAGATTTCTGGCTACCTCGTAGAGAAGGTGGTAGAGGAACAGAAATCACAACCTTGCCTGGCGGTTCAAACCTTGGTGAGATTGATGATATTCAGTACTTTCAGAAAAAACTATATCGTTCACTCAATGTACCTGTATCAAGACTTGCAGAAGAATCAGGATTTTCTATAGGACGTTCTGATAACATTACAAGAGATGAACTAAAATTTACAAAGTTTGTACAAAGACTTCGTAAGAAGTTTGCTATTCTTTTCTCAGACATGTTGAAGACACAACTAGTATTGAAGGGTGTAATCGCAGTAGAAGAATGGGATACAATGAAGGAACATATTCAGTTCGACTTCCTTGCAGACGGACACTTCACTGAACTCAAGAATGCAGAACTTCTACAAAATCGTTTGGATATGTTAGGACAGATTGAGTCTTATGTTGGAACATATTTTTCTAAAGAGTATGTACGAAAGAATATACTACGAATGACTGAACATGAGATTGAAGAAATTGAAGATCAAATAAAAGATGAAGAGGGTGGTGAAATGGGTGCGCCAGAAGATGATGGTATGTTTGCTCACAATGATCCCTCAAAAGGAGATAAATAATGGAAAATAATGTAAGAGATTTTGTTGACTCAATTGGAGATGGAGATAATCTCTCAGCAGAAACACAATTTAATGCTGCACTTGCAGCTAAAGTTGGTGATGCTTTGGAAACAAAAAGAAAAGACGTTGCGAAAACATTTGTAACGCAACATATCCCAGAGGTAGAAGAAGATAGTGAGTAAAACCATTTCCCAATTCCAACAGGAATTACCAGAAAAGGATGAGCATACAAAGTCTAAGGAATATAAAAAACTATCCCCTAAGATGAAAGATGCTGTTGATGCTATTTTTAAGGAAATGGAGTCTAAACCCTCAGATTTCCTAAATACTTTTGATAAAACAATAAATAGTGTTTCAAAGAAGTTTAAAGTTCCGCCAAAGAAACTTATGGACTATTTTGAAAATGAACTATTGTCAATTTAGGAGAAGAACATGAGAGTTCGTGGAGCAGAAGTAGCCCTCGCAACAGGTACAACTAAGTTAGATGATACTGGTGCTGTGTGGGTTTTCAACACTGGCTCTGCTGGATTGGTTACAGTTCGGAACGCTGCAGATAATGCCGATGTAGGTAGTATTCGTGTAGGTGCTGGAGCTGGGATTATATTAACACTTGGCGCTGGAGAAGGATTGCGTGGAGCATCCACTATCAAAGGCACACCAATTGTAGCAGTGGGGTTCTAAAATGAAACTAATTGCAGAACAGATACAAGAAGTAGAATACATCACCGAAGCCAAAGAGGACGGTGGTAAAGATATGAAGATTCGTGGAATCTTTATGCAGGCAGACCAAAAGAATAGAAATGGTCGTGTCTATCCAATGAGTGTACTTAATAAAGAAGTCGCTCGTTATAATAAAGAATTTGTTGCTGAAGGTCGTGCGTTTGGGGAACTTGGACATCCAGAAGGCCCAACTGTCAATCTTGACAGAGTTTCGCACATGATCACAAAACTTGAAGCTGATGGAAAGAACTTCGTTGGTGAGGCAAAATTGTTGTCTACTCCTATGGGGGAAATTGCGAAAGCACTAATCAAGGATGGTGGTAAACTTGGTGTCTCTTCAAGAGGCATGGGTTCACTAGAAT